TGTCGTTCCCTCGGCTGGGGCTGAATTCTTGGACTGGGATGCCCATTGCTCGGAGTTCTTGAATAAGCGGGGCACCGGCTGCCTTTTTCTCCACAATGAACGCATCGGGTTCCCAATCCTTGTAGTGTTTTAGTGCAATTTGCTTAAGCTCTGGAAACGCCATCCTGTCTTTAAAGGCGTCGAGCAGCATCAGTTGGGGCGTGTCGTTTTCTTCTGGGTTGTACCAAACACCCCATGTCGTGCATGCCGAATAGTCGGAGTTGTTCTTTACTTCAAACGCCGTATCCCATGACTGAATGATGTACTCACACGTAGGCGGCTCTTCGCCTTCCCAAATGCGCCAGTGCTTTCTGGAAATTATTGCACTATTTTCTGACGTAGGCTGTTGCATGTACTGGGCATTCCAGTACCTAGGGTCTAGAGACGCCTTCACCGACTTCATCGCAGCTAGCGGCCACTGCTCAGGCCAAAGCGATTTCTCTTCGGGGGTGTCTTCGTGCAGTATGGCTGGAAGTTCTACGATCTCCCACGGCAGGGACTCTGGGTTTTTTGTTTGGTAGTCGATCAAGCGCCCAGTCAAGTCCAACAAAGACCATCTTGTCATAATGACTATGATTGCCCCGCCCGGCATCAAACGCTGCAACGGACCTGTTTGGAACCAAGACCACGCCGAATCAAACGCAAGACGGCTGTTGGACTTCACATCTTGTTCAGAGTGCGGGTCATCAATAACAAACAAGTCAGCACCACGACCTGCAAGGGCGCCACCCACACCAGCCGCATAATACTGCCCGCCGTCACTCGTACTCCACTTACCCGCTGCCTTCTGGTCGTCGGCGATCTGGGTGTTGGGAAAGATGTCTTGGTACTCTTCGCTCTCGATTAGGTTACGAACCCTGCGACCAAAGTCTTCGGACAGACCCGCCGTGTGGGTGCCCATAATAATCTTCTTGTCTGGGAAGTTGCCAAGAAAGTAAGCCGGGAATAAATACGAAGAGAACTCAGACTTACCGTGGCGCGGAGCGATGTTGATGATGACTCGCTTTTTCTTTCCTGAGATAACGTCCTCAAAAATTCTTGCCAACTTTCTATGATGGGGTCCGACTTTAAACCCGGGGTACACCTGTGTGGCAAAACCCAGTATGGATGTTTGCGCTGCTTTCTTACTGGCGCGGGCAGTACGCTCTTCCAAGTCGGCTAGAAGCTCGGCTTTCTCTTTTGGGGATAGCGTTGGCAGAATCGCCTGTAACGCCCTGATTTCGCTAGGACTCAGAGGGGCCGCCATTGCTTTCTTCTGCCGTTGTCAAGTCTTGGACTTCTACATCCGTCACGTCTGTTACGTCCGTAATATCTACGATCTGCGCCATGCGCCCTAGCTTTTCTTTGATCCGAGACTCAAGTTCTGAATCTGATAACTCTGTCTTCTTGATCTCAATCTTCTCGGTGAACAACCCAATCTCTGTGACCTTACCCAGAAGCGCCAAGGCTTTCAACCGCACACTAGCGTTGGGGTTGTTGGTGTCCTCTAAGATTTTGGCAACGGTGTAGCCCCTAAGTTCTTTGGCTTGATTGACGAACTCCCAATCGTAAGCGGTCAGCATGCCGACTAAGTGTTGCACTGCGGCAGGGGTTTTGATTTCTGTTAGGGCGTTGTGCTGGCGGTCATGCGGTTGGGCGGTGACCATGTTGGTGAAGGCTGTTCTTGCGGCTTGGGTTTCTATGTCGGAGATTACTTCGTCCCCTGCGGCTCCCAACTGCTTTAGCCATTCAGCGGTGTCTACCTGCGCGTCAACGACGTCGGCGGGGTGTGTTTTATTTAGCGGCACAAATCCCGTGGGGGTGTCTTCCACATCGGGTTCAAACTCAAAAAGATGATCTAACATGCGTAGGCCCTTGCAACCTCGTTGAACTCAGTGTATATTTATATTTGCATTTGTGCAAGCGGCAACGCTTTTTCATTTGCTTCTCCTTCGCTTAGTACAAGCACTTAGCCCCGGTCCGCCGGGGTATTTTTTTGGCCGTAGTTGTCTAACGTTAGACATAGTTATTATCAAATTTTTAATAATAGGGTGGGGGGTCGCGTGATTTTGGCAAAGGGGGTGTGTTGTCTAGGTGATAACTTGGAATTATGGGGATGGTTATGAAACAGTGTTATATGGTGAGCCATGCCGACCCGTCAAAAAGTGGGGGTGGGGGTACGGTAGGGTTGTCAATGTGGCATCTCGGGGGGTCATTTTGGCACTCAGAAAGGGTCAGACTGACCCGATTTACCCCGATAAACCCAGATCAAAACAGGGGTATGTCATACTGGAATTGTCAGTGGGGAGCCACCGATATCAACCAAACCAAACCAAACGAAGGAGCAGCACATGAACAAGAACAAAGCATTCAACGCACTAAACAAATTCGCATCCTCACGGGTTGCACTCATACAGGCAATGGTGGACGCTGGGTATGACACCGCAGAGGATGCCCGCAATGTGGTCGTTGAGTGGGCTTGCGAGAAAACCGGCTGCGAGTTCACCGTAGCAGGAACCGGCAACAATAAGCTGGTAGGCAGCGATCCAAAGTACCAAGCCACGAAGACTGTGGTGCGTGATGTTATGTTGATGCTTGAGGGAACTACTCGCCACGCATCGAGTGGCAAGAAAGAGGAGCAATGCCCAGTCGAGAAGCTGATTGCAGGATTCGAGAAGCTGACAGCCGCGCAGCAAAAGAAGTTCCTGAAGTCGATTGTTTGAGAAAGGGTCAGTCTGACCCTTTTTCGTTTGGGCGGTGAGACGGGAAGTCTTGCCGCTGTTTTATTGTTTGTCTAACCCGAACGCATTGTTCGTAATCTAAGGAGAATCACCATGAAAGCAACAAAGTTCTTTTTCGTAGAAGTCACCGACACATTCGGTGGCGAAGCAAACTACGGTTGGGTAGCACGATTCAAAGTCCGTGCGTCAACGGTGCAAGGCGCAATCCGCAAAGTGAGTACCGAAGTGGGGCTTGCTGCCCGCAAGGAGTACGACACGGGCGACATGGCGCGGTATAACTTTAAGGACGCGTGCGTTTGTGCGTTTGTCATGGACTTCGATGCGTACAAGGAGCAGTACCCGCGCATAGTGACAATCTAAGCAGGGCTTTCTGCAAGCGTAGCGCGCTGCGCTTGCGGGACAATCCTGTCCAAACCAAAAAGGGTCAGACTGACCCTAATTCAAAGGAGAATCACAATGAAATTGAAATTCGCGTTTATCCCTAAAGCCCAATATCGCATTGGGCAAATTATCCAAGTACAAGGCAAACGCATGCGCGTTGAGAGCTACACCCACACCGGCAAAAATGTCGTAGTGCATAGCCTTGAGAACGCAAAGCGTTTTGAACGCATCATGTGCGTGTGTACTGATGCGCCTAGCATCGAAGCAGTTATCTAATCAAACCAAAAAGGGTCAGTCTGACCCTAATTCAAAAGGAGCAGCACAATGAAAATATCCGAAGTACCTAGCTTGGCATTAGATGCACTACCCACACCCATCCCAACCAAAACCATAGTGTCGTATGACTGGCACAAGTTCTATACGCTGCTCGTACAAGCAGGGTTCGCGGTGATTGAGTGCAATGAGGATGAGATTAGAACCACCAAGGCAGGAGGGCGAGAAGCTGCGCCGGTAAAGGCACTCAATGTTTGGGTGCGTAATAATTTTGGGCGGCACATCAAGAGCGTAAGGCTTGGTGAGAACCGCTGGTTTATAACTTTATAAGGAGCAAGACCATGAAGCTAGTAAACGAAAAGACCCAAGCTGAAATCAAAGTGGGGGACATTGCCCATACCTTTCGCGGTGAGCCTGTCGTAGTGACAGGTTGGGAAGAACCGAGGAACCCAGCAAGTACGGGGCGTGTGTACATCAAGACCATGACGGACAATCCCTTTGAGATGGGCTACTACCCTTCAGTCATTGGCGCGAAGTGGGAAGGCAAAGCAGGATGGGAGAAAGGGTCAGACTGACCCTTTTTGGAATTGCTAAAATCACGGGCATCATTTTGGCACTATCCGGTGGTATCCGTGATTTTACAAACTATCCATGCCTTGCGGACAATCAAAACCCGCATG